CATTTGGTAGTCAGGAGTTGTACAGATATAAACTGAGTCAGCTCTTGAGTATTGAATCATGTCGATTGCTTCTTCTACAAGATTTGAGTTATTAACATAATCAATACTTGCACTTGCAAATACGTTAATGTTAGTCGCTTCAGGGTTTGCAAATGTTAAGATACCAAGTAAGTAAGCGTAGTAGTCAGTATTCGCAAAATCTTGAGTGTTATTTTGAACAATGATTCTCTTGAACAATCCATCACCAGTTGCTGTTGGATATCTTGAAGATGGTGCAGTACCTGCCAAATAACCCGACGCTCCTAATTGGAATCTGTCTTGGTTAGTTCTCCATTCTCTGTAAATGTCCCATCCGTCAAATCCACCCGCGAAACATACTGTGTATTTTCTTGAGTATATAAAGTAATATGGATTTTCTTGTGTTACTGGGTCTGCTCTAAATTCCGCAACACCACATTCAAACGCTGTTTGACCACTTGTCATTGAAGTGTTAGCAATTGTAACAACAGTTGCTCCCGAATCCATGTGGAAACCTTTACTCAAGTAATTCCATTTGAACGAGTCAGTTGCTAATGCCCAATTTGATTGTGGGTTTTGTTTTCCTTTATAAGTTAAGAATGATTCATCAATTCCATATTGTGTTGAAAAACCTAAATAAGTTCTTCTTACAATATCACCAGGAGATTCCACAGTATTTGAACCACCAACAGGTGTTCCAAAAGGTGGGTTAGCAATAACTTCTCCAGGATAATCATATTTTGTTTTAAATTTAGGATATGGTGATGAATAAATTGCAGCGTCTTCATATTCTCTTTGTGTGTAACCGTAGAAACCACAAGGTAATGCGTCGATTGGATATTCATTAGCCATTTCAACCATGATATATTTTGAAATCAACGCAAACTCACCATTAGATGAACCGATTTTTTTCGCAACAAAGTTATTTGAACCTGGGTCCATTGTACAATTTGTGAATTTTTCAATTACAACAGGGTTTGCATCAGTATCAAAGAAATTTCTAACAAAAATATCAAACGACATATTGTTATATGATAAGTTTGCAATTGAAACTTTAATTTCAGTGTTTGCGGAATCTCCATCAGAAATTGATATAAACTTAAATAAGTCATATACTTTATTACCTCTTAATTCAGAAACTAAATAAGGTGTTTCAGGTGATTGGTATTTTTCTAAATTCCAAGCGATTGATTGACTTGACTGACTTCTAGCACTAGGTAGCGCAATTAAATCACAATTTAATCCACGAATATATCCTTGACTATAAGCATAATTTAAACTTCCTTGATAAATTTCTTCAACATAAATTGGGACTTGGAATCTTGATTTTCCAAAGTTATCAACTCCCAATACTTTTGTAATGTATTTTGCAGAAGAAGCCAATAATGAAGTTTCTAATGAGAATGTATTATTATCTTTAGTTACACCAGATAACAAGAATGTTCCATATGGTGTGTCAGTTATACCTGAATATTGTCCAGTACAAATTAATTGTAAATTATTTGGAACCCAAGCATTGTCGTTAGCGTAATCAATACCAACTTCGTAAACAGGTCCGTGGTCAATACTACTAGAACTATTAACATATTCTGAAATACCTCTTGAACGAAGAGTACCAACAACCATATTATTGAAATCTGTGTAAGCAGTACCTGTGAATGAATATGATTCACCCGTAATTGTACCTGTGAAAATACCAGTTCCTCCTGATACCAAATTAGTAACTGCGTAGTAGAATGAATAACCTGTATAATTATTTCCTGAAGAAATATCAAAGTTAGCATAATACCAAGGGTCATTTGAAGAAGCCGATAAATCGTTAAGTTCAAAATCATTAATACAATTATACGGATTTTGAACAACTGGGTATAAGTTAATTAATGGAGTGTAATCATCATCAGGAATTGAACCATAAACAACAGATGTTGTCGCTGAAAGAGATGGATTATCAATTATATCACCCAAATAAACATTAAAGTCGTCTTGTATTGTAGACGTTGAACCGTCTTGTAATCTGTATTGAACATTTAAATTTGCCTGAACTTGTGCAGGTAATGCTCCACTAACAAACGTAACAGTGTTTCCTGTTGACGTACCTGTAAATGTTGCGGTAAACGTTGTTGCGTTTGACGGTACACCAATTGTTGTTGGGTCAACATTGGCAATTAATGAAAGACTCCAAGACGGACCCGCATCATAACCCGACAAACCCAATACTCTTGTAACAAACAATTGGTTTGATTGTTGCAAGTATGATTTAGCAATGTATGCCGCCTCATATTTTGGGATTTGAGTGTTATAAAACTTAACGGGTTCGGTTCCACCAAAGTAGGCTTGGAACTCATCGTAATTTGTTATGAATACTGGTTCGAATGCTGGACCTTTTATTGTTTCTCCAACAAGACCTAATGTCGTTACCCCCACACTTTGGGCTACGAATGATAGGTCGGTTTCAGATGTGTAAACGCCTGGTGATACGAATACTTTTTGATTTGCTTGTGCTGTTGCCATTATTAAATTATTCTGTTACAGATTTATTTTATAGATAAATATTCGACTTTTGATGAAAAAACTTTACTTTTGGATAAGTATTTATAAACAGTATGAATAAATACTGCCTTTTTTCTACCTATGAAAATCAAGAAAGAAATAAAGAACATCAAAATATCCCCTGAATCACACGAAATCTTAAAAAAGTACTGTGAGAAACGTGGAATCAAGATTTATAAATTTTTGGAGAATTTAATAATTGAGAAGTGTAAGGAGAAGAAAGATATCTATGGCGAAGATTAAACTAACTTGTTTTCGTATAGTATTGTGGATTCTTGAGTACCGTCATTTTTTGTGACTTCAATCCTTAAAATATCGTTTGTTGTGATTTCAATTATTTGTAAATCACTACCATAATAATCACCATTAATATAAACATCAAACGTATCAACATTATCTGTTGACACCAAATTCATATTAGCAGTAAAATCAATCCTATCGGTTAAAACGGTATTACCAGAAACAAATAAAAATGGCATTCCAAACTCATCAGGATTTTTGGGATATTTGTCTATCCTTTGTTTTCTTGATGAGGTATCAATCTCAACAAGTTGAGTAACTCTCTGAATCGCTGGTTTCACCTCGAATTCTTCTTCATCTATCAAATAACCTAACATAGTAAAATCATAACTTTGAACATAATACTTTCTTGACTCCATATTAAGTTGTGATTCATCAGATACATTATTCATTATAATCGGAACATACTGACCCTTAATAAAAGTATATGCTTGTCTTGATGAAAAAGTTTGCATTACAATTTTATTTAATTGATTCAACTCTCTCATTCTATTACAAATAATTTTAACTTGATAATTAATATCTACAGGAACAGGTTGTGGAATTGTATAAATGTCCATACCTTGTTCGTTTCCGTTCCATGTTGGAACCGAAGCGTAATAAAATTGTTTTCTATTTGGAATTGTATATTGAAGTGAAGGGTTTGTACCATACTTAACTTCAGGAGTTCTAACTACTGTAATAAATGGCGGGGCAGGATTGTAATCCATATCAACAAACTTCCACGTTTCTAAATATTGTGTCCAGTTTTGAGTTGTAATTATAACGTCTAACAATGGAACTATCTTACCTGCGGTAACAACTTCAAGTTCGGTTTTAACAAAATCAAGCATACCTCTATCCAAATCGGCATGTAATACTGACTTAGGTAAATAAGTTCCATCATCTTTAATATATTCTAAAAGTTGTTCTCTTCTTTCAGATAAAACTTTTTTTGGTACCAAAGGTAATGTTGGTTTGACTATGGTTCTTGGTAACGGCATTTATTCTTTTACTACAAATAGTTTATTTTGTGAATTAATCATATCAACTTCTTCGGCTCTATAAACGGGTTCTTCACTTTGTTTATAAACAAATGAATCGTGTCTATAAGGATTGTATGTCACAATCATGTCAGATGGTGGATTTGGAATGTCATCACAAGGATATTCACAATAATCCAATAATCTTCCTATTACAAATGCGTGAACGTTTTTTGATTTTTCAGAACGAACTCGTTCTTTACCACCTTTTCTAACTCTAAATTCAACATCGCCTAACTTAACATAATCAGCGTGCATAATAACTTTACTGTCGTATGTTACGGAAAATGTCTGTTTGTGTAAGTTGTAATATACCATTACTTTCTTACCCAAGAATAAATTATCAAATTGTGATTCTGTAATAACAACTCTCATTATAATCCTCTAAATTCGTTTTCACTTACCCATGTGGCGGTAATAGTTCTATAGAACGGTTTGTATCCACCATAAGTGTGTTTATTGTCAGACCTAACATATCCGTCATCACTAACCGAATAATATCTAACTCGGTCTTCAGTTTCGTAATAACCAATATAATCACCCATCCATATTTCAACATTCATATCTTCAAGTTGTTTTTGATAAACTGAAAATTTTAAATTTCCTGGTTCTTGGATTTCAACTTTGGAATTACCATAGAATTTATTGGTTGGTGCCATAACTTGAACCAATCCTTTTAATTCAACAGGTGCCATGAATTGAATACCGTCTTCCAAGACTTCACCATAAACGTCATCCTTCTTTGTCTTATAACGGTCAATACGATATAACACAATGGTAAAGTTCATATCACCCTCCAACCATTCTTGACCCATACCAATATCAAGGTCAAAATCTTCACCACCAAAGAATTTACCTAATCTCGTTATCGGAACTAATTTTTCCATATATTGATAAATACCTAAACTTTTACTATATTTAAGTAAATTTAGTAATATTAAATGAGTGATGTTAGTTTAGAATCAAAGGCAATGTCCATTCTTGAGTCGTATGAGGGCGGCAATAACTATATCTTGGAATTAAAACGCAAATCACAAGTCAATAGAAAGTTTTATCCAACAAGGAGTCAATCGGAATACATTATCAATTTTCATAACAAACAACCAAAGGTTGCAAAGAAATGGGTAATCCTTGACACATACTTTGCTCAGAAATTGGCTGACGACAAATTGTATACTGAAATCCCACAAAAAGTATGGGTTGAGAAGTTATTGGCAGATAAAGAAAAGGCTTACCACATTTGGGGTAAAGTATTGGATAAAGAAGAATTCCATGATTTTTGGTTGCCAAAGGCTGCAATCATTAAAGACAATTCAGTTAAAGATGTTGTAATTGATTATTCAAAGTATTCTCATCGTCCACCACTTGAGCATCAAAAAGAGGCAGTTCAAAAATTAGTGGAAAATAAAAAGTTTATCCTTGCCGATGATATGGGTCTTGGTAAAACAACTTCAACAATTATTGCAGCGTTAGAGTCAGGTTCAAAGAAAGTATTAATCATTTGTCCCGCAACATTAAAGATTAACTGGAAACGTGAAATTGAAAATTATTCAGATAAATCAATCTACATTGCGGAAAGTAAAAACTTCAGTACCGAAGCCGATTATGTCATTATAAATTACGACATAATTAAAAATTTCCATGACCCTAAAAAGAAAGACGATTCTCAAGTTCTTGCCGCCAAATTTGATTTGGTTATTATCGACGAAGCACACTACATCAAAAATGCTACGGCTCAAAGAACAAAACTAA